AATTTAAAACCACCCGTCAAATCGGGAGACAACCCTCGTAGGGCATCCTTTCTAGCACGAATGGGCGGCAATTCTGGCCCTGAGATGAAAGATGGAAAGCCTACCCGACTTTTACTTTCTCTTAGAGCTTGGGGCGCAACGTCCAAGGAAGACGCTAAAGCCAAGGCTAAAGCGATCTCTAAGAGGAATAGTAAATGAGGCCAGTATCTGTCAGTTCAAATCCAACAGCTAACACGCTGACAACTTTGTACACAGTGCCTAAAGGGTACTACGCAAGGGTGGCTTTGATTCACGCTAACAATGCTACTGGCTCAAACAAGCACGTTACTTTTAATTGGACTGACACTAGCGCAAGCGTTACTGTGAGCGTAATTTTTGAATTCACAGTTGCCTCCAAAACCTCATTGTCATTTGGCTTGCCTTACTACTTTGTCATGGAAGAGGATGACATTTTGAAGGTGATAACTGAGTCAGGATCAATTATGGGAGTTGTTGCAACATTTGAAATTGAAGGGTCACAAAGAACATGACTTACTTAGAACTTGTTAACGATGTGTTAGTTCGCTTGCGTGAAAGCACAGTATCTACTGTTGGCGAAACAACCTATTCTTCTTTAATTGGCAAGTTTGTCAATGATGCAAAACGTCAAATTGAAGATTCCTATAATTGGAATGTGCTGTCTCAGACAATTACAGTTACTACTGTTAGTGCCACAAGTTCTTACTCTTTGACAGGTGCGGGTCAGAAGTTCCGCATCAATGACGCTATTAACACTACCAGTGTTATTACTTTAGATAACACAACTACTGCGGATATGAACCGCAAGCTCAACTTTGGCACACCTTCACAGTCTATTCCTAGCGAGTTCTGCTTTAACGGGGTAGATGGTAGTGGAGACACAAAGATTGACCTTTTTCCTGTTCCTGATGGCGTATATACACTGAAGTTTGATCTAACCATCCCACAGGCTAATTTGTCTGCTGATGGCACTTCAGTCAAGGTTTTGGACTATTTGGTAACTCAGAGTGCCTATGCCCGTGGTCTGATTGAGCGTGGTGAAGATGGTGGGACTGCTTCTTCTGAGGCCTATGCTCTGTTTAGAGGGATGCTCTCTGATGCCATTGCATTGGAAAGCACTCGTTATCCTGAAGACAACTTTGTGGCGGTCTAATGGCAGCACAACTTCAAAGTTACAGTCTTTCAGCACCAGGCTTTTATGGCCTAAATACTGAAGACTCACCTCTTGATTTAGGGGCTGGCTTTGCTTTGGTTGCAACTAACTGCATCTTGGATCAATTTGGTCGAATTGGTGCTAGAAAAGGCTACACAAGGGTTAACCCCTCTTCTGGCAATCTAGGTGCTAATGATGTGGGTGTGATCCATGAATTAGTGCAAAACGATGGCGCTTTGACTGTTCTATTTGCGGGTAATAACAAGTTATTTAAACTTGGTACTGCTAATGCGGTAACTGAGTTGACTTATGGTGGTGGCGGTACAGCTCCAACCATTACGGCATCTAATTGGCAATGTGCATCTTTAAATGGCATTGCATACTTCTTTCAAACTGGTCACGATCCTCTCATCTATGACCCCGCTGTCAGTATCACCACATTCAGAAGAGTCTCTGAGAAATCAGGCTATGTGGGAACAGTTCCATCTGCCAACATTGCCATCTCAGCGTTTGGTCGCTTGTGGGTGGCTAATACTGCATCGGAAAAAGTAACTGTTTCTTTCTCTGATCTGATAGCGGGTCATGTGTGGGGCGGTGGTACTTCAGGCTCGTTAGATGTTTCACGGGTTTGGCCTAATGGTGCAGATGAAGTGATGGGCTTGGCAGCGCACAATGATTTCTTGTTTATCTTTGGTAAACGACAGATTCTTGTTTACTCTGGTGCTTCTACCCCTGCCTCTCTCGTTCTTAGCGACACAGTAGGCTCTATTGGGTGTATTGCAAGGGATACGATTCAAAGTATTGGCTCTGATGTTGTGTTTTTATCAGACTCAGGTGTTCGATCCTTGATGAGGACTATCCAAGAAAAGTCTGCACCCCTAAGAGACATTTCTAAGAATGTTCGTTTTGACCTAAATTCATCTTTAGTTGGTGAATCATTGGTTAATATAAAATCTGTTTACTCAGAAAAAGAAGCGTTTTACTTGCTTGCTTTACCTGCAGCCTCTGTAGTCTATTGTTTTGACACTAAGCAAACATTGCAGGATGGTGCTTTTAGAGTTACTAAATGGGATTCTATTGCTCCCAAATCTTTAAAATCACTTCGTAATGGTGACTTATACATTGGGAAAAATGGCTTTATTGGACAGTATAGTGGTTATATTGATGACACCACAACTTATCAATTTGTCTATTACACCAACAATGCTGACCTTGGAAATCCAAACCAGATTTCAATTCTAAAAAACATTTCAGCAATTGTGATTGGTGGCTCAAACCAGTTCTTAACTATCAAGTGGGGCTTTGATTATTCAGGTTCTTATCAAGCACAGAATGTTTTTATTCCAACTCAAGCAAGTTATGAGTATGGAGTAGCTGAATACAACGTAGCCGAATACAACGCTGGCATTGCTATCAAGACACTAAAAGCAAATGCTTCAGGTGCGGGAAAAATTGTTCAAACTGGTTATGAAGCAACAATAAATTCTGTATCCTTTTCATTGCAAAAGATTGAAATTCAAGCCAAAGATGGCAAAATGGCCTAAGAGGTAAACCATGAGTAATTACACTAAAACCACTAACTTTGCGACTAAAGACAATCTCTCACCTGGCAATCCCTTAAAGATTGTTAAAGGTGCTGAAATTGACACTGAGTACAACAACATTGCTACTGCTGTTGCAACTAAGACAGATAACTCTGCTGCGGCAATTACGGGCGGTACGATCACAGGCATCACCGATCTAGCGGTGGCTGATGGCGGAACGGGTGCTTCTACAGCCGCTAATGCAAGAACTAATCTTGGTGTGGCCGCAAGTGGTGCTAACTCTGACATTACGTCACTCACTGGACTTACAACACCTTTAACAGTGCTTCAAGGCGGTACAGGAGTTACAACCTCTACAGGCACAACAAATGTAGTGTTGTCAAACTCGCCAACACTTGTAACTCCTGCCCTTGGTACACCAAGTTCCGCAGTCTTAACAAATGCTACGGGTCTTCCAATTTCAACGGGCGTAAGTGGTTTGGGTACTGGTGTAGCAACTCTTTTGGCAACACCCTCTAGTGCTAATCTAGCCGCTGCAATTACTGATGAAACAGGTTCTGGCGCATTGGTGTTTGCTACATCACCAACCCTTGTCACACCAGTTTTAGGAACTCCTACAAGTGGTGTCGCAACAAACTTAACGGGTCTTCCTCTTACTACAGGCGTAACAGGTTTACTGCCCATAGCTAATGGTGGCACAGCAACGGCAACCCCTAGCTTAGTAGCGGGAACAAACGTAACTGTTACGGGTACTTGGCCTAATCAAACCATTGCGGCATCTGGTGGATCAGGCTCAGTTACAAGTGTTGCGGCAACAGTACCAAGCCTTTTAAGCATATCTGGTTCGCCAATAACAACCTCTGGCACGTTAGCAATAACCTATTCAGGAACAGCTTTGCCTGTTGCTAATGGTGGTACAGGGGAAACTTCTTATACCAATGGTCAACTTCTTATTGGTAACACCACAGGTAACACCTTAACTAAAGCAACTTTAACTGCTGGAACAGGCATAACAATTACCAATGGCACAGGTGCAATAACAATTGCGGCTTCTGGTGGCACAGGCGATGTGGTCGGCCCAGCCTCTTCAACAGACAATGCAATCACAAGGTTTGACAGTACAACTGGAAAAATTGTACAGAATAGCTTGGTGACTGTCGCTGACGATGGTGCTATCACTGCGCCTCAAGTTGGATCGATAATTCCTTTCTACTATGCCAACCAAGCGGCTTTCCCCTCTGCGGCTACTTATCACGGGGCATTGGCCCACAGTCACTCAGATGGTGCAATGTATTTTGCTCACAGTAGCGTTTGGTATAGGCTGCTTGATGCGAGTACCGCAGTAACCCCCGCACAGGGCGGCACAGGCGTAGCAAACAATGCTGCCATGACAGTCACAGGCTCTGGCAACTTTGCTTACACAAGGACTCTGACAGGCACTACAAACGTCACATTCCCCACAACTGGAACACTGTCTACTTTGGCGGGTACAGAAACCCTAACCAACAAAACCATAGCTTTTGGTAGCAACACCTTGTCTGATGTGGCAAGTCTGTCTACAGCCCAGACCTTTACAAGTACAAAGACCTTTGCTGGTTCATCTTCAGTGCTTGCGGAAGTTCTAAGCAATGCGGCAGAGGTTGCCACTGTAGAAGCCACAGCCGCTACAGGCACAATCAACTACGACATCACCACTCAATCTGTGCGTTATTTCACAAGTAACGCATCAGCAAACTGGACAGTTAACTTCAGAGCCTCATCAGGTACATCTTTAAATACTGCCATGTCAACGGGTCAGTCTGTTACTGTGGCTTTCTTGGTGACTCAGGGTGCTACTGCTTACTACAACTCTGTGGTGCAAGTGGATGGCACAACTGTGACCCCCAAGTATCAGGGCGGTACAGCGTATGCGGCTGGTAATGCAAGTTCAGTTGATGTCTATATGTACACCATTGTCAAGACAGGCAATGCGGCATTTACTGTGTTTACTTCACAGACTAAGTTTGCTTAAAGGAAGACCATGCCATTAGTACAAACAAGGGGTGCGGCTTCTGCTCAAGGCTTTGGTGAGTTTGCACAGGCGACTGCTGTTAACTACATTGAGGATGTGTTCAGCACATTTCTTTACGATGGGACAGGTGCATCACAGACTATTACTAATGGAATTGATTTGTCTACTAAAGGTGGTTTGGTTTGGGTTAAATCTAGGGCAGGTGCATCCGGTACTTCAGACCATATTTTGGTAGATACTGTTCGTGGCATTTCATCGGGCATTAAAACAAACACAACAGATGCGGCCAGTGGTTCTGGTGGCTTTACATCTTTTAACGCAAATGGATTTAGTTTTGGTAGTGGTTTTGGAATTCGCAACGATGCAAGCACTACATACGCCTCATGGACATTCCGCAAGCAACCAAAGTTCTTTGATGTTCAGACATTTACATATCCTTTGAGCGGTTCTATTACTGTTCCACACAATCTAGCAAGTACACCCGGATGTGTGATGGTTAAAGTTACTGATGGTGTAGATGGTTGGTATGTCTATCACAGGATGGCTAACAACGGAACAAACCCAAGCAATTACATCCTCCAGTTGAATACAACTGGTGCTCAGATAAACAACTTCACTTCTTGGATAACTGTAGGTAGCTCATCAATCACATTTCCAAGTGGAGCATTAAACCCCGGCTCTAATTTTGTGATGTATCTATTCGCCCATGACGCAGGAGGCTTTGGCCTAACTGGTACAGACAATGTGATTACTTGTGGGTCGTTTACTACTGATGGATCTGGGAATGCAAACGTAACGCTTGGGTACGAGCCTCAATGGGTACTAATCAAATGTACTTCTTCTGCTCAAGGTTGGTATCTTACTGACACCATGCGCGGAATGCCTGTAACGCCCGCAACCAATACACCTTTTTTAAGCCCAAACACTTCTTCTGCTGAAGCATCTTGGGGTTCTGTATATGGTGTAAACGCTACTGGGTTTAATACAACTGGTTTGCTTAATAGCGCAACCTACATCTACATAGCCATTCGCAGAGGCCCGATGAAAGTGCCTACTGATGCTACTAAAGTGTTTAGTCCAATTGCGGCATCTAATTCAGGGGATTATGTAGTTAATGCAGGATTTCCCCCTGACACAGTGCTTGCAACAGTTCGTGATTTTACTTCGGGGTATAACCATTCATTTTTTGATAGGCTTAGAGGAAACTCAAACTATTTAGCATCCTCTTCAACAAACGCAGAGTCGGGAGTTATTGTAAGTCCAACAGCCCAAATAGCAGATTTTTCTAGAAATCAAAATGGTATCTTTATTAGTAGTGGTACTGTTTTTGCCTACAGCACACTTCTTGGAATAACTTATGCTTGGCATAATTTTAGGCGTGCGCCATCGTTTTTTGATGTGGTTTGCTATACAGGGTTAAGAGCAATCAACAATACAACACCACAGGTAGTAAGCCACAATCTTGGTGTTGCCCCAGAACTTGTTATCTTTAAGTGTCGCAGTGCTGCCACCATTTCATCTACCGCAACAAACTGGGCAACTTCTACAATTTTAGGTGGGGTATACAGCAATGCAGGCTACTTAAACACTAACGACAGTTTTGGATTTAGTAGCAACCTTAACCCTGCTGATGGCGGTGGTGTTTCTTCTTCAAGTATCACAATTGGCTATGGTGCTGCTGAAACCAACGCCACTGGAAATACTTACGTAGCCTATCTTTTTGCAACCTGCGCTGGTGTTTCCAAAGTTTTCTCATACATAGGAAATGGCTCATCACAGACAATTAACTGTGGCTTCACAGGTGGTGCTAGGTTTGTAATGATTAAGCGCACCGACTCTACTGGTGCTTGGTATGTGTGGGATAGTGCTAGAGGCATTGTGTCAGGAAATGACCCATACTTTAGTATGAATACAACTGCTGTTGAAGTTACTTCTGACGATAGTATTGATACCAACAGCACAGGTTTTGTAGTTAATCAACTGTCAGCAACTGACATCAATGTATCTTCTGCAACCTACATTGGACTCGCAATAGCGTAAGGAACATCATGCAAATCAGAACACAATCAGGTCAAGTAATGTACGAAGCAGAGTTTCGTGCATATCAAAAAGCCAATGGTGGCCCATCATGGGAAATAACAACAACCGAAGTCTTAGAGGCTTTGGGTGCTAATGTAGTCTTTGAAGGCCCACAAGCTACTGGTGGTACTGTTTACCAATACTCTCAAGCCTCTGGTGTTGAGCAGATTGATGGTAAGTGGTACACCAAATATATCCTTGGCCCTGTGTTTACCGATACTACTGTTGATGGCGTAACAACTACAGCCCTTGAGCATGAGACTGCTTACAGGGCTACTAAGGATGCTGAACAGGCCAAGTCTGTGCGTCAAAGCCGTGATGACAAGCTGAAAGAAACAGATTGGATTGTTATTAAAAACTTGGAATCAAATGCCAACATACCTGGTGTTTGGGAAGTTTACCGCCAAGCCTTGCGTGATGTTCCGAAT